CAAAAAGCGGTTCGTGGCGGCAATTGGCCCCAGACCCAATACACCGTCGTCCAAACCTTCACGGCCACTAGCACATGGACTTGTCCTACAGGTGTGACCGAGGTGGAGTATTTGGTTGTTGCTGGTGGCGGTGGTGGTGGTGGTCTCGGTGCTGGTGGAGCAGGCGGTTTTAGAACAGGAACAGGTGCGTCTGTAACTGCCGGAACAGATTACACCATTACAGTTGGCGCTGGCGGTAACGCCAATACAAGTGGAGGAGCGCAGGGCAGTGATGGAAGTAATTCTGTATTTTCTACCATTACTTCTAATGGTGGTGGTGGTGGTGGGGCATATTCAGATTCATTACAAAATGGGCGAAACGGCGGCTCTGGTGGAAGTAGTGGATGTAATACCGCAGTAACAACACTTGGCACTGCAGGTTCTGGCAACACACCTAATACCTCTCCTTCTCAAGGGAATAATGCTGGAACTGGGGCTTTAAGGTCAGGTGCTGATTTGGCATCTGGAGGTGGTGGCGGAGCTAACGCAGTTGGTGGAAATGGAACAATTGGAGCGTCTGGTGCTTTAGATGTTGGGGGTGCTGGTGGCGCAGGAACTGCGTCTACAATTAGTGGCTCGTCTGTAACTTACGCTGGTGGTGGCGGTGGTAGCACTAATACGGGAACAGGCGGAACAGGTGGAACAGGTGGTGGTGGCACAGGAGCAACTGCCGCCGTTGATGGCATTGCTGGAGGTACAAATACTGGCGGTGGTGGCGGTGCTTCATATAACAATACAAGAGGCAAAGCAGGCGGCTCCGGTATTGTCATCCTTAAATACCAAGCACCCACACAATCCGTCTTCACATTCAAAGGCTCTGGCAAGTGGGTAGCACCTACTGGCGTATCTTCTGTGGACTACCTTGTGGTTGCGGGTGGCGGTGGCGGTGGTGGCGGGCAAGGTACTGGCGGTGGAGGTGGTGCTGGTGGTTTTAGAACTGGCACAAGTTTTAGTGTTACTGCTAATACGGAATACACGGTTACAGTTGGAGCTGGTGGTTCCGCTTCAACAAACGCTGTTGGTGGAACCGGAGGAAACTCTGTTTTCTCTACCATCACTTCTAATGGCGGTGGCGGTGGGGGTGGCGGTTCTGCCCCTGCTACTGGGGCAAATGGAGGTTCTGGTGGTGGTGGTGGTGAAGTTGGAAACGCTTCATACGGTGGTGGGACTGGAAACACTCCATCTACTTCGCCATCTCAAGGCAACAACGGCGGTGCGTCACTAGCAAATTCTCCATCACAAATTAGAGGCGGTGGAGGCGGTGGTGCGTCTGCGGCTGGTGCTACTGGAACAGCGTCTGGAAATGGTGGTAACGGAACCGCATCTTCAATTACAGGAACTTCTGTAACCTATGCTGGCGGCGGCGGTGGCGGTGCTTTCTTTTCTGGTGCGGCAGGAACCGGAGGAACTGGCGGTGGCGGTAACGGAAATGGCAGCGGTGGTGCTACTGGAACAGGAACCGCTGGTGGCTCAAATACTGGTGGGGGTGGTGGTGGTATAGCTGGAAGCGCAAATCAGTCATTTGCCGGTGGTTCAGGTATCGTCATCATCAAGACCAATCAATAACGAGGACAAATGGAAACCAAAATCTATCGGTTGTATGGAATCGACACCGCAATGCACTTGCTAAGACCGGGTGCAAAGTGGGAAATCTCAAACACTTATTTTTCCCGTTGGGAAGACCCTCGGCCCTGCCCTACTTGGCAAGAGGTTCAAGACACAATGGAAAAGATTAAAGCGTTTGAGGATTCCATCAACACGATTTGGTTGCCAGAGCAGATTGAACAATTAACGGGTCAGATGGAAATTCAGAAACAGGTGGATGCAATCATTGAGGAACAACGTGCTGCATAACCTGTTTCCCACACCTGTGGGTATGTATAAGTTAGACCGTGACCTGTCGGCCAAGGAACTATCGTTCCTAAAGAATCAGGAAACACGGTCAAACACGGGCAACACGACCAGCACCAACAACACGATTCTTAAGTCTAAAGAATTGACCCAGTTGCGGGACTTTATTGAAACCAAGGTGTCGGAATACTTCACCACGGTTTACAGCCCCAAGCACAAGGTCAACCTCAAGATTACGCAGTCGTGGACCAATTACACCGAGCCTGGTCAGTATCACCATAAGCACGAGCACCCCAATTCGTTTGTGTCCGGGGTGTTCTATGTTCAGGCCGATAAAGCCAAGGACCGGATTTACTTCTTCCGCAATGGATACCAGCAGATTAAGTTTCCACCTGCGGAATGGAATGTCTGGAACTCGGAATCGTGGTGGTTCGAGGTGGGAACGTGCGACTTAGTGCTGTTCCCGTCAAGCCTGACCCACATGGTGCAGACCGTAGAATCTGACCAAACCCGCATCAGCCTTGCATTTAACACTTTCCCCGTTGGAAATATCGGGGAGGAATTAGATTTAACCGGACTTCAATTAGGAGAACTCGATGGCGCATTTCGCTAAAATTGACCAGTATGGCTACGTCACCCAGGTGATTGTGGTCGATAACAAGGACACATCCGATGCCGGTGGTGTCGAAAAAGAAAGCATCGGTGCGGCTTTCTGTGAGCGCCTGTTCGGTGGCACATGGAAGCAGACCAGCTATAACGGCAACTTCCGCAAGAACTACGCTGGAATCGGGTTCAAATACGATTCCGACCGCGATGCGTTTGTGCCGCCTAAACCGTTTGCAAGCTGGGTGCTGAACGAGCTCACCTGCCAATGGCAAGCGCCAACCCCGATGCCGACCGACGGCAAGATGTATTCATGGGACGAGGCCACGACAAGCTGGGTTGAGGCCGCATAATGGAATGGCAGACCATCATTAACCTTATCGGCGGTTCAGCGTTGGCAGGGATTGGATGGTTTGCCCGCCAGATTTGGGACTCCGTAGCAGAGTTGCGCCGGGACGTCCATCAAATTGAAGTTGACCTGCCTTCCAACTACGTCAAGAAAGTGGACATCGAAGTTCGCTTTGACCGGCTAGAGAACATCCTTGAGCGCATCTTTGACCGACTAGAGACTAAAGCCGACAAATGACCACGGTGGCCGCCAAAGTATCTACGGGAGAAATCGCCGCAGATAGTATGGTGAGCGGCGACGATTCCTTCTACCTCGTAGAGAAACTTCGTCAAGGAAAAGCCTCTGTTTATGGGGCTTGCGGAGATTGGGATAAGATATTAAAGTTCTATCAGGCGTTGGAGAAGGGTGGTGACCTGGACTCTGACACCGATGTGACGGTTCTTGAACTCAGAAGTGATGGCATTTGGATTTACGAAAGTACCATCATCCCTGCGCGTATCAAGAACGACTTTTGGGCTATTGGAACAGGAGCAAACTACGCAATCGCCGCCATGCACTTGGGATTATCTCCGGTGGAAGCGGTAAAAATTGCCTGTATGTATGACACCAGCTCCCATGAGCCAATAGATGTTCTGAGATTACCGAGGAGAAGTCGTGGCAAGCCGAAAACTGACGGATGAGCAAATCATCGAGGCGTTCAAGCGCCTGGGAAGTCCTAAAGCCGTTGCAGAAGAATTCCAAGTTGACCAAGTCAACATTTACCGGCGCAGAAGTAAAATCCAAGAAAAGTACGGGATTGTCCTTCCGTCATTCAATGCCAAGCAGGAATCTGTCCTAAAGACCATCATTCCTGATAACCGCCGCATCCTAGAGCACACCGTTGAGAACGGGCACGTTTTTATCGCTTCCGACTGCCACTACTGGCCAGGGGAAGTCACCACCGCGCATCGGGCGTTTGTAGACCTCCTGAAAGAATTTAAGCCCAAGACCATCATCCTCAACGGGGACGTCTTTGACGGGGCCAGAATCAGCCGCCACGAGCCGCTGATGGGCACAACCCCTCCTACCCCCAAGCAAGAGATAGAAGCCTGTCAAGACCGCTTAGACGAGATTCGCAACGCCTCCAAGAACGCACGTTGCTTGTGGACATTTGGAAACCATGACGTTCGACTGCATCGCTATATTGCGGTCAACGCACCTGAACTTTCGGACGCCATGGATTTGTTTGATTACTTCCCTGGCTGGCATACCGGCTGGAGGGTGGACATCAACGAGCAAGTGATTGTGAAGCATCGCTGGCACAACGGGGTTCACGCACCCTACAACAACACCTTGAAGGCCGGAAAGACGATTGTGACCGGCCACCTGCACAAACTCCAAGTCACTCCGTATTCTGATTACAATGGGCGTCGTTATGGGGTGGACACCGGGACGTTAGCGGAGCCCTATGGCGAGCAATTTACATACTGTGAGGGCAATCCTGTGAACTGGTGTTCGGGATTCGCTGTCCTGACATTTAAGGATGGTATGTTACTGCCTCCTGAACTATGCGAAGTCATCAACGGGGCGGCTTACTTTCGGGGAGAGAAAGTATAGGAGAGAATGAGTGATTTAGTATCCTCGGCAAAGGGCGCAGCGCAAGGCATAAAAAGCGCCCTGGCCGCCGGGAAAGAGATTGAATCCGTAGTATCCGACATTCAGAAACTTGGGGTCGCCGAACTCCAAGCAAAGCAACAATTCCAGCGTAAGCAACGGGTCGTCAAAGGCGATACCACCATCCTCACCGCGTTTGCCGAGTGGCGACGCCTCAAAGAAGTGAAAGAAGCCGAAGAAGATTTACGCCAGCAACTCATCCAGCGGTACGGGAAAGAGAAGGCCGAAATCGAGTGGAAAGAAATCCAGACCATCAAAGAGCGCCAGATGAAAGAAGTCCAAGCAGGGCGCGATGAGTATGGACGGGACTTAAAGAAGCTCCGAGAACTCAAAATCGTCTGCTTTGTGCTGTCGTTCATCCTCGTGACCACGTATTACATCTTCAAAGGACACCTGTAATGCTCTCCTTGATTTCCACCCTAGGCGGTCTGCTCATCTCCGGTCTGCCCCGTGTTTTAGACTTCTTCCAAGACAAGGCCGACAAAAAGCAAGAATTGGACTTGGCCCGTATCCAGACGGAGCGGGAACTGGCATTGGCCGAGCGTGGCTTTATTGCCCAGCAAAAAGTCGAGGAAATCCGCACCGACCAGATTGCCATGCAGACCGAAGCCCAGATGCAAAATGCGGCTCTGGACCACGATAAAAAGGTCATGGAGCGGGCTTCTACGTGGGTGGTGAACTATGTCGGAACGGTGCGCCCCACGGTGACCTACCTGTTCGTTCTCGAGCTCATTGCCATCAATGCGTGGCTGGCTTGGAATATCTTTCACATGCCGCACCTTGTGGCCTCCACGGGCGACTTGGAAAAGGTGGCCGAACTCATCTTCTCGTCCGACGAAATGGCCATGCTCGGGGGGATAATCGGATTTTGGTTTGGAAGCCGAGGGTGGTCTAAGAAGTGAAGGTATCACCCAGTGCAATAGAAATGATTAAGCACCATGAAGGCGTCCGCACTAAGCCCTACCGCTGTCCGGCGCTGTTGTGGACTGTGGGTGTTGGCCATGTTATTGACCCCAATCATATTCGGGTGAAATTTGATGAGCGCAAAAATTTACCCATTCCCGACGGGTGGGACAGAGTATTATCAATGGCAGAAGTCAATGATATCCTCGTGCAAGACCTGGCAGGATTTGAACGGGGAGTATTACGACTTTGCCCTCAAAATCTTACTCAAGGCCGCTTCGACGCCTTGGTATCTTTTGCCTTCAATGTCGGACTCGGTAACCTGCAAAGGTCAACCATCCGAATGAAGCACAACCGTGGCGACTTTGATGGCGCTGCGGAAGCATTTATGGCCTGGACAAAGGCCGGTGGGAAAGAACTGCCGGGACTCGTTAAGCGTCGGAAGGATGAGTCTGCTCTCTACGCATCCGAGCCAGCTCAATAATCCGGTTTTTCAACTCCATCGTCATTGAATACCCGTGCTTGGACTCAAACTCGTCCAGCCACTTTCTCCTCTCCTCCTTAGTACGCTTGGCAAGGACGTGCCGCGCTAACCCTTCCATCTTGGCTTCGTGTTCGGATAGCATAATTTCCCTCATCTCCGATTCCGTAGCCGTAAACGTACCGCGATTAACCAGTCCGAGCAAATGTTTTATGCAGCGCTTTTCTGGCGGCGGTGACGGCTCTGGCGGCGTCAGATTTGCGAACAAATCGTCCAAGGTAATACCTCTTATAGTTGGCGCAGACGTGAGCCTCGTAAGCCCCGTTTGCCCGCTTGTAAACGCCCTTCACGTTCGTGCTGGTGGTTCTCAGTCGGCGGGAGTTCCAGCGGTTCTCCATCTGCGTGGCAGGGCGTAGATTGCTCATCCGGTTGTCGTCCCGAATCCCGTTCTTGTGGTCAAGGGCTTCCGGCATCCATCCCCGGTGGTACATCCAAATCAGGCGGTGGGCAAAATAGTATTTTTTCGCTATCGCTATTTTTCGATACCCACGGTTCCCAATGCACCCGGCCACTTGATAGGCGTAGCGCCGGTTCCACATCACCCAGGTGCAATGCTGGTTAAAGTCCTCCCGTGGGCGTGGCTTCCAATACAACTTCCCGCGCTTATACGTGAACAGCGACCGCAATAATGCCTGGTTCACTCTTGGACTTCGGCGCTTCCCAACTCGGACTTTTTGACGTCGTACTGCTGAATGATTCTCAGCATATCCGGCGCTCTCCAGCCCGGCGGCTTCATAATCTTGCCGTTCTCGTCCCGCAACACCGTCCCCAGTTCCGCGTCAATCTTCTTGAGATTGGTGATGGTGACCTCATCCCAGCCCCAGTCCACGGGCAAGTCCATCGTCTTGGCAAGCCCGACCAGCACCCAAATCGAGTCACAGATGGCGTCCAATACCTCGGCCCTGGCCACCTGCTCGTCTTGCTTATTTTCGGCAGCGTAGAACTCGGCCATGGCTTGCTCTAACTCGCCGGTTTCCTCGCGCACCAAGTCCAAATACAACCCGACCCGCTTGGGGTCAGGGCTGTGCCCGCACGCCTTCATAAACGCATCTACGTCATAGAAGATACTCATGGCTCACCTCAGAAGGGAATGTCATCCGCAATGTCGGCAAAGTCTTTTACAGGGGCGGGTTTCGGCGCTTTTTCGCGTGGCTCCTGCACCTTGAGGCTCATAAACTTTTGCCCAGATTTTCCGGTTTTAATCCATGCGGCCAACTCGTACTCTTTGCCGTCCACATTGATTTTGCCTTTGTAAGCGGGTGCTTTCTCATTGTCCGATTCGTTCTTGAACAACACACCCGTGTTCGTATTGTCGTATTCCATAATTACCTCGCTGCAATATACAAGCCCACATTTCCCAGGGCATAGCCGACAAACGCTATCCCCAGCCCAATTTTACCTTGCAGAAGCAGTTGAACCGCCACCACAAGGTACACCACACCAATGATGGCTATCAGCCACGCCGCCATTCCGTCCATCCTGCAAAAATAATAACGCCCAGCATACATAGTAGAAAATATGCCGCTTCCTGCGCGAGCAAGTGCGGGAAAAGGACTATCCATTCAGGTTTCATCGTCATCTCCTATATTGAGAATCAGTTCGTACTTGATGACTTCCAATACTCCCACGACTGAGGCCAACGGTAGCGCCTCATTGAATTTTTCAATCGCAAGGTAGATTTCCTTAGTTAATTCCTCAATCATCACCTGTTGGCTCATTCACATTCCTTTGCCACGGCGTCAAGGAACTTCTGTATTTTTTCCAGCATCTCATCCATCTCTTTCTGCTCGGGCTCAAATCGCACCACGAACAATTGTTTGGACTCGGGAAGCCGGGAGTCAAAGCTGACGAAATCGGCCCATTTTCTGCCCGTACAGGCGATTTGCGCCATCATCTGATACCGATACTTGGCCGGTGGTTGTCCGGCCTTCCTGTACGCCAAATGCGTGGCCGTGTTGGGGTTCTTAAGTTCTAACACTCCGTCCGTGCCAATCAAGCCATCGGGAGAGGCTCCAAACCATTTCATGGTCGGGTGGTGGACAAAGCCCGTCTGCTCCACAAACGTGCCCGTGTGCGCCTCGTATGCGGCCCGTGAGATGGGTTCCTGTTCGGTTCCGCGAATCATCGCGGCATTGGGAGTGAAGGAATCCTGGGGTTGCCCGGTCAACCGTTCGGCGACCAGTTGCCACAGGTAGTTTTCCCGTGTGGCGGTTCCTTCCTTGGCGAGTGCGTCCGATACTCTACTGCCGGTTACGTGCCCTAGTCGAGCCGCGAACCATTCATTGCTGCCCTGCTCGTTGAAGTCTGTCATGTAGCCTCCTCTTGGCGACAGTCAATTCCGTTTCAAGCCTGTCCGTAGACATTTTTAGTTTTTGTGCCACCGTGTGCTGCAAGTGGTACGGGAACATTATATAACGGTATTTGAGAACTCGGCGAGATAATTCTGGAAGATGGCGAACGGCATTTTCTACCGCTTCCCCGTCCAGCATATCCGGCTCGACCCGGGGTTCCTCGCCCTCGAATACATCTTCGGATTCATAGTTTCCCTCGGCGCTGGCGCATTGGGTACGGACTTCTGGGCCAAGATGCCCAAACGCACACCACCACCCCCAGTTTTTCAGTCGTTCTTCCGAAACCATAAATCGTAAAGTTCTGGCCTGTTTTCCTTAATCCAGGGCTGGGCGTCCCGAATACACTGCATCCCGTCTTTGCCGCACGTCTGGCTGCCCACGTGGTGGACATACGCCCGACTTATAAAATGTTGCCGTCCTTTAGACATCATGTCAAGGCACTGTATATCGTCCGAGTACCAGTTAATCGGCGGGAAATCGACCCACGCCTCTTTGGACACCCACCCGCAGATGGGGGCGATGACCTCGGCCCGCAGAATCTTGTCCTCGGTCTCAAACCTGAACCACTCCATCTTGCCTTGCCCCAACCGGATATTTTGGTATCCTCTAGCGTAATCGCTACGGCACGCGACCCAGCCGAGGGGGATATTATCGCCTTTGAGTAGCGAAACGTCCCGTCCTAGCGCCTCCCAGGTATACGGGGTCAACACAATATCGTCGTTGCAGACCACTACCTCGTCATACTCTAAGAACGCACTATTAACCGCATTGTTATAAGCACTGCCAAAGTTCTTGGCGTCATTGGGCAGGTTGATTGTCCGGTGGCGGGGAAATATCATCCCGCTGCCCGCCAGATACACGGTGACGTCTTGTGGCACATAGGCGGTGACCGAGGCGGCTAGGGTGACCAGGCACTTGGCATCTACGGTGGCAATTACGATGGCTTTCACGCTAACAGTCTCCTCACGTCGTCTAATAAGTCTTGCTCGGTAAATCCGTAGTGCTTTGGAAAGCCTTTGGTTCCGAGGCCGTGAACTCCATCGTTTCCTCTGTGATGTCGAAAACACAACGGGATAACGTGGAAGTTGTCGGGCTTTCCCCATCCTTGGCCGGCACGTAGATGGTGTAATTCGACCCCCGGTGTGTCATAACCCAGTCTTTTACACACCATACATCCGAGCTCGGCAACTGCGGACATCCATTTTTTTTCATCTTTGGTCACCTAACCTCCGTGTGTTTTCTGAGAATTGCACACCGTGCTCGAGCGCAAACTTGATGACCTTCTCTAAGTATTCCGAGAACTCGTCTTTCCGCAACTCTGCCGTGCTGGGTTCCAACATTTTCATGCTGCCATCCGGCAACTCAATCATGCGTTCTGGCAAGAACAACGCTCGTAGGTATTCGTGCCAGATGCTTGGCTCGTAATCCTTGCCGACTACGACCTGCTCAGAGATGTCCGTAAGAATGGCCCAATAGTACCGGTTTTGGTCAAGCGACCGCTTTGCCGGGCGGACTTCCACCACATACCCATCCGGGGCGGCATCAATCATTTGCGCGGCGATTTCTCGGTTGTATTGGGTAAGAATCATTTAGTCCCCGCAAAAACACTCAATGGAATCATCAAACATATCGCCTTGCCGGTCTATAAAATTATGAATATCTGCATAGCGTGGTCGGTCAATACGAAATCTATTTGCATCTCCGCTGGTCTGAGTTTGCGCCCAATCCTCTTGTTTTGCCCACCAAATTGTTCGTTCCGGCTTCTGAGCCACTAACGTCATTATTTTTGGCAAAGATTTTAAAAAGCATAAATCACAATTCCCGCCAATGGTTTCCCCATTGATAATTGGCAATTCCAAGTCAAAGTCATTGTTTGCCCAAAATTGCAAGACTTCTGATTTTTGTATCCCGGCCTCGTGCAAAGGCATTACCGGCGTTTCTTGCTTACAGTCCGGCTTCATTTTTGCGGCCCGACGTTGCTCATCACCACGTATGCCAATCATATTGTCCCATTCTTCCCAGCCAAGACTTTGCAAATATCGCCGCATGGTTCTAATTTTTAGTTCTACTGTGCAGAACCTCGCCCTAGTATTTGGAAGCATTTTGCGATGGCGAATAATAGATTCAAACGGCTCGCCATTCCTAGACGCAGTTTCATAAGTCACAACCTTGAACTCAGACGGAGCAACGTATTCTAGCCATGTGATTGGCACATTCCATTTCGTTTCAACGGCATGAATAAATTTAAGAGTTGCTTCATCCTCTTTCCCTGTATTGCAAAACAATACTCTGGAGCACTCTGGAAGCCCATTATTAGCGTCTAAAACCTTGCGTAGAAGATATGCTGACGTTCTACCACCGGAGAAACTGATGGCTGTGTTATCTGTGATTAGAAATGGATTCACGCGGCCTTCATCGCAGCACGCATGACCGCTGTCTTAAAGTGGGGGAAGGATGGGAACTGGTCGGGCGACATCCCCAACTCTTTGCCCTTGGCTTCTATGCCGCTGGCCGTTTCGTGCCACGGCTTTTCGTTGACCACATCCGGGAGTTTGACTTCCAACTCATCGTCCCAACGCTCACCGCGCAACCAGGTGGCGGGATAGGGAATAAACGTCCCGCCATTTTTCATCCAGCTTTCGGTTTTGCAATTCGCTGTAATCGCGTTGAGGACAGTTGTAATGTCTGGCCGTACATCTTTGGTTTGCACCCATGCTTTGCGGGCATCGGCCTTTGCTACTTTTTTCGGGTACGCCTTCCAGAACGCATCAAAGTCATCCAAGATATTTTCTCCTCATTAAGTCTACAAAATCCCTCAAGCCTATTTCCGGCACGTCGTGGTGCCAGGTGCCATTTTCACGGTATTGTCTAACAGTTGTCAAACCCATGTCGATGTCCCCATCGGATTCATGGCTCGTGACCACAATAATCGCGGCTTTTTCGCAACGGTGGACGCAATCGGCCATGCGCTCTAGAGCGAGGCGTTGTCCCGTAGGAACTGGGGCATTTTTGTATTTGGTCTCCACGAAGATAAACAGGCGATTGGAGAATTCCAGTAGCCCGTCAATGTCGGTGGGGGATATGGCTCCCCATCTCAGACCGGAGAAGTCTTTGAGTTGTCCTGCGTACTGTTTATTCCTGAACATAGGTTCCCCTAGGGTGATAGCCCGTATCACTCTGATGCCAGGTAAGAACAAGGAAACAGTCCCAACCCTACATACCCCATAAGGCAGCGATTCATCCCAAGCACCCGAGTCATCACCCAATGCAGACACTTGGTTGTGCAGTCCCTCGCTGACAGGCTGCGAGAACGATTGGTGGTGAGCCAATATCCTGTGTTTCCTTCCGCGCCACCCATGCAGGTGCTTGATTTCGCTCGGAGTGCGGTCAGCGGAAATAAAAAAGCCCACATGAGTCTAGAGCGTGGCTCTGGCATGAGCAGCGTTGAAAACAATGGAAAGCGCGAAAATCCCATCCTTCTCAACACCACACACGCCCCAGACTGATATGGGCTTGTGCATTGCGCTTATATTGTTTCCAACGGCTGCCACACCGCTGACACCACTACGATACCACGAAATCAGTTTAGTTCAACAATTTTTATCGTCCACCCGGCTTTGAGTTTCCCCCAGCCGTGCACATGGACTTTCCAGTTGCTTCGCACCAATTCGGAATAATACTCATTCTCAACAATCTTCTTGACCCTGGCCGATACGTTGCCCCGGCTCGTGGTCTGGACACCGATGGTCTGCCCGTGCCCGATGGCCAAGATGTCAATGCAGTTCCACAGGTCTATCCGCTTGCGGGAGTACGGACACCATCGCTCAACTATCCAGCACCGATAGCCTTGGTCGCGCAGATACTTTAGAGAACGCTGGGTCGGGGACATGGCCACATTCTAATCCTTAGAGAACTGTTGGGTTTATACAACATAGGGTAAGCCCTAGTCAAAATCTTAGAAAACACTTGCACCTTTCTAAGAAAAGATGTCTAATACCTATACGGCAATACCGCCGTGGCTTGAAGGAGAAAAAAAATGACAATTCAACAGCAAATTCAAGAATTACGTGGAGACTTAAATGCTCATCGTCAAGGATGGGTTTTTTGGCCACCTGAAGTTCTAAAAGAAAAAACAGCGTTGTTGTGTAATCTTCTAAAACAATTGACTTGAAGGAAAAAACATGAAACGCAGTTACAAATACATTCAGGAAATGGAAAAGGAACTCAATGCTGTCGAGAAACAAATCCGTGAACTGGAAAAGCAAGAGGAGTGGTCAGATGCAGATGGTCAATTACATGACGAACTGAACGACCATAAAGAATGGCTTGAGAAACAATACTGGGAGAACGCATGAACGCCGCCGAATTTCACCAGCAAGAGCTGGAACACCAACAATGGCTTGAGGAATTAGAGAAGTGCGATGAGGAACTTAAAACCAACCATGGTTTAATCATCAACCAGATTCGCTACCTGCGGGACTTCATCCCCACGGGTTACGAAAAAGAGGCGGTTATCGACAGGCTGCTTGACCTGCTCGGTGACTTTGAGAATATCAACAGAAAAATGAGGAGCCTGTAATGAGTCCGTTAGAATTACTAAAGGTCAATGTCAATGACCACACGGAAAAGAAAAACGGCCTGACGTATTTGTCGTGGGCATGGGCATGGCAAGAAGCCATCAAAGCCGACCCCAAAGCCGAATGGCAGGTCAAGATGTTTGGCCCAAATTACGACCAGCCTTACTGCAAGATTGGCGACACAGCGATGGTGTTTGTGGAGGTGTCCATGTTCGATAAGACACTCTGCTGCCAGCTTCCGGTGCTTGACCATCGGAACAAGGCCATACCAAACCCAGACGCTTTTCAGGTCAACACGGCCATCATGCGTTGCCTTGCTAAATGTATTGCCATGCACGGGCTTGGGCTTTACATCTACGCCGGGGAAGATTTACCCGAAGGCGATGCAGTAGACGCAACCAACTATGTCAAACAAATTGAGGAGAGTAAAAATGTCGAGGAACTCAAAACGTCGTTCAAGTCAGCCTTTGCCGCATTACAGCGTATGCCAGATGCACTCGCACTGGTTAATGCAGCGAAAGACAAGCGCAAGTCCGAACTCGCTGCTTGACGGTATCATCTTTGTAGCGTGTTGCGTTACAGGTTACGCCGTGCTTGTGATGCTATGAGGTGGCTCGCCGCGTTACTACTAACACCCGTGGCCGGTCTGGCCCAGGTGTTTTATATGCCGAATCAAGGTGGTGGCGAAATTGTCCTGACTGCTAGACCTTGCATACACGAAGGGAAAACGTATAACGCTCTTAGAGAAGCATATACGTGGTCTAACGAGTACCGCAAGATTCAGGGTTGTTGGTATGTCAAAGATGGAAACGTAGAAATCATCTATGAAAACGGGCATACCCGCGTCTACCGTATTTCTGACTTTACGAGGAGAGACTGATGTATGAAGCTGACCATGCTGTCCGGATTATTCAACTGGGTAACCGCCTCCAGCACGAGATGGCAAATGCGTTTAATCCCAACCGAGACGCCATCGTTGCGTTATGTCAAGAAATTGAGAACTCTGCCAGTGAAATTTACAGGTGGGCACGTGGAATCGAGGGCGAAAATGGCTAGAATACTCAACCCAGATTTTCATTACACGCCCGCCGACAAAACGGACATCCGGGTGTCAATGGAGCGTTATAAGGAAAAAGTAAAGCATGAATCGGTACGAAACCTACATTCTGTCCCGCAAACGGGTCAGCATCGAGGAGGTAATGAAGCACTTCCTCGTCAGCGAGTCTACGGTCAGGAAAGCCGTCAATTCGCTGTTATCACAGGGAAAGGTGAGACGAATTGTTAGAAATCGCAAGAGGTACATCACCCACACAGAAGGAAATCGACCAGGCGGCCACCAAGGCGCTCGGCGAGAAAAAGTGCTTCACCTGCCAAACTTGGAAGTCTTTGGAGGCAGGTAGTCAAATCAAACGCAACGGGAGGACGCAATGGAAATGCTTCACTTGTCAAAAGAAACAGCGTTTTTAATTGGCTTGGGGGTCTTTGTTTATGGTTTCGTTGGCATCTGGCTTTGGAAAACCCCGGCTCACCGTCCTGAATATCACCGTACTGAAAGAGGAGAAGAAGTTGAAAACCACCGATAAGATTGTCGAATTCATCACCGCCCAGAACCGTCCCGTATCCCTGAAAGAGATACAGGAAGCCTTAGAACTCAAGCCCAATCTGGTGGCTGGGTTTCTGGTGTCCCTGTGCAAGTCCAACCGCTTGTGCCGAGAGAAAATGGAGCGCGTGAACGGCAACGGCCCAAAAATGCAGTGGTTCTACAAACTTGTTGCAAACTCGCAACAAAATGGGTAGACTAATCCGTGGATACTTGCGTCCTCCTCACGCTTTATCCTTCAAGCCCTTAAACCCCTCGGCCCACAAGGCTGGGGGGTTTTCTTTTACGGAGAATGACCATGTACGGCAAGAAACCCGCTAAGAAGCCCATGAAACCCATGAAGCCCGCCAAACCGGGCAAGTACGCCCCGAAGAAATGAAAGGGCCGACCATAATGATTGGGCTGCTGGGCAAGCCCATGCACAAGGAAAAGCCCGAAGGCGGGCTGCTTGAGTCCGAGATGGAGATGCCCGAGGCCATGACGGATGAAGCCGTCAACAAGGCCAACAAGGCCAATGCCGTCCTGAAAGCCAACTATGGCCCATCCGAGGACAAGCAGCGCTATTGCGGAAACTGCGAATACTTCAACATGGAACTGCCCGGATTGTCTAAAGGCCAAGGGTTCTGTGAACTGTGGGAATTTAAGTGTGCCGACACTAACATCTGCGCGGCATACGAGTTTAAGAAGCCCGAAGAAGAATCTGAGGGAGAAGAATCCGAGGGCGAGGACTAAGAAGCCCGCAACGTGGGATTCGGTTGTCGTACACACTCGCCCGCCCTTTTAGGAGATAGCAATGCCCTTCAAGTCTAAGCAACAAGCCAAACTGATGTTCGCTGCCGCCGCGTCCCCCAAGGTCGCCAAGGCCACCGGCGTGCCCCAGAAGGTTGCCAAGAAAATGGTCAAGGAAGGCCAGAAGTCCTTGAAGAAGCTTCCCACTAAAGTCAAGGGGAAGATGTGAAGTCCGTCTGGGAGAAAGCCCGCCCCAAGTCCTTGCCCAAGCCCAAGGCGTTGTCTAAGAATCAAAAGGCAGCGGCCAAACGATTTGCCAAGGAAACAGGGAGAAAGTACCCTTCTCTCCTGGCCAATATGCGTGGGGCACAGGCTAAAAAATGAAGGTAAAAGATGCCGCTAAAATCTTTGAGAAGTACGATACTCGCACTAGCCGAAAGATGGCTGAATACAATCGCGAAGGTGGTGGTGTACGCAAGCCCGTCCGGTCAGTTGCGGGTGCGTCAACAGGCGACAAGTACGACCGCGCCAAGTTCATCTACCGCAAAGCGGCCCAAGCCCTCACTGCTGGACACCCTCTCAAAGACGACAACGGAACGCCGACGCCCGCCGCCCTCCAGTTCAAACGCTGGGCAGCCAAAGTCCCGCAAAACCGTCAAGACCTCCAAGACCTCAAAGCCCTCGGCTCCCGCCTCAAAGAAAGGTACAAGCCGAAAAAGTGAGGCATAGTTACGGCAACCCTCAACTCTTTCAATGGGGCGAGGGGGCTAAATACACCATCGGCAATTTTTGCAGTATTGCCTTTGGGGTGCAGATATTCTTAGGTGGTAACCACCGCACCGACTGGGTGACAACTTTCCCGTTCGGGCACACCTCTAAAGACGTATTCAAGGTTCACGTAGAAGGCCACCCCGCTACTAAAGGCGACGTTACTATCAAAAACGACGTCTGGATAGGCGCAAACGCGACCATCTACTCTGGGGTCACCATTGGTAACGGAGCGGTTGTGGCAGGTAATTCGGTGGTCACACGGGACATTCCTGACTACTGCATTGTGGCTGGAAACCCTGCCAAAGTTGTCAAAAAGCGATTCACGGACGAACAGATTGCCGCCCTGCTAGACTTGGCCTGGTGGGACTTACCGGATGCGGAGATAGAGCCGCTCATCCCCGCATTATGTTCAGAGGACGTCGATGGGCTTATCACTCAACTTAGGCAGCGGAAAAGACTGGCGTAAGGACTGCATCAACGCCGACATCCAACCGGAGAAAAAACCGGACTGGATATTAGACATCTGCAACGTCCCGTGGGATACGGTCATCGACACCCGCCTGGGGCGGTTCCCGGTCGAGAAGGGGATGTTCTCAGAAATCATCGCCAACGATGTCCTGGAGCACATTCCTGACCTTGTAAAAGCCATGACCAACTGCCGGGACTTACTCAAACGCGGCGGGGAAATGCACATCCACGTGCCCTATGACCTGAGTCTGGGGGCGTGGCAAGACCCGACCCATGTACGGGCATTTAACGAAAACTCATTCTTGTATTACACCGACTGGCACTGGTATCTGAACTGGGAAGAACGGTTCACCTGCACGCAACTGGGGTTTGAACTTTCCGACCTCGGGCACGAGATGCGGGAGCAGAAAGTCTCCTTAGAGACTATCATTCGCACCCCTCGCGCCGTGGATGCCCTGCAAGTCGTACTGCGAAAGGACTGACATGAACACATTTATCCAAGACCTCAAGACTTTTCTAAGTCGCTTGTGGCGAAAGATTAGAAACTTGTGGTAAACTAGCAACAACCGAACAACCTCAGAGGAATCGGATGCAGGGCGCAAAAACAGTTGAATGGCTTGAAACCAAGGGATTGATTCCCTACGCAAAGAACTCCCGCACGCACAGCGAGGCCCAGGTCGCGCAGATTGCCGGGAGCATCAAAGAATTTGGCTTTAACAATCCCGTCTTAATTGACGAGGACAACGGCATCATTGCTGGCCACGGCAGGGTCATGGCCGCCCAGAAATTAGGCTTACAGGCCGTCCCGTGTATCCGGCTGGCTCACCTATCGGACACCCAGCGCAAAGCCTACGTGATAGCGGATAACCGCTTGGCGTTGAACGCCGGGTGGGATGACCAGATGCTCACGGTCGAGCTGCAAGAACTAGACGCGGAATCCTTTGACTTGTCCTTACTAGGATTTGAGGCTGACGAACTCAATGCCCTGCTGAACCCCATCAAAGAAACCGAGGGGCTGACGGACGAGGACGAGGTTCCAGAGGTTCCAGAAGAACCGGTGACCAAGCCCGGAGACATCTACAAACTTGGACGGCACAGGTTGATGTGCGGCGACTCTACCAGCATAGACGCGGTGGAGAAGCTGATGGATGATGGATTGGCCGATATTCTAATTACCGACCCGCCGTACAACATTGCCTATGAGGGTGGCACAAAAAAATGGGAACAGATTAAAAACGATTCAATGGCCGATGACCAGTTCCGGCAATTTTTGCGGGACGCGTTTGTTTCAGCAAATGCAGTCATGAAACAAGGCGCAGTTTTTTATATTTGGCACGCTGATTCCGAGGGGTACAATTTCCGTGGTGCTTGTATAGACACCGGATGGAAAATTAGACAAACGCTTATATGGAATAAGGATAATTCAGCATTTGGCCGCTCTGACTACCATTGGAAGCACGAACCTTGCCTTTACGGGTGGAAAGACGGAGCGGGGCATCTTTGGGCGTCTGACCGAAAACAAGTGACAGTTTTAAATTTTAAGCGTCCATCCAAAAGCGAACTTCACCCAACCATGAAACCGGTGGAGTTGATTGAGTACCAGTTGCTCAACAACACTAAGGGCGCGGATATAGTCTTAGACTTGTTCGGTGGCTCTGGCTCTACCCTTATCGCAGCGGAGAAAAACGGACGTGTGGCTCGGCTTATGGAACTTGACCCAAAATACTGCGACGTCATTGTCAAACGATGGGAAGAATTCACCGGACAGAAGGCTGAACGTGTTTAAGCGCTGGGTAGTGGTCTACAAGCACGATAAGTCTCCTGTGGACGGAGCAATCTTTGTCCACAAGGCAGCAGCAGAAAAATACCGCGCAGCACAATCAAATGCAGACAAGTTAGTGGTTGCTCAGTTTAATTTAACGGAGATATAAAATGGCAGAAGGAGTGGGCCGCCCGGCACACCAACCGACTGACCAGAATCGGCTTCAGGTCAAGACTCTGGCTGCGGTAGGTATCCGGCACGAAGATATAGCAGCGAAGCTCGGTGTGAGCGCCGATACGCTGACAAAGTATTATCGCCAGGAGTTAGACGATGGCCGCGTGGACGCCAATGCCCAGATAGGCAAGTCGCTCTATGAACAGGCCAAGAACGGCAACACGGCGGCGATGATATTCTGGCTCAAGACCCGCGCTGGCTGGAAAGAGACGCAGGTCAACGAGCACACCGGAGCCGATGGCCAACCGCTCAAAATTAACGTGGTGACCGGCATTGGGTGAGGTTACCGTTGACACCAAGTACCGACCAAGAACCCAGCAGCGAGCAATCCACGACGCTGTGGCCAATCATCGGTTTGTGGTCGTGGTGGCTCACCGACGTATGGGCAAGACTGTGGCTGCGCTCAATCAGCTTATCCACGCCGCCTTGGAGTGCGAGAAGCCAGACCCGCGTTTTGCTTACATCGCGCCCACTTACGGACAGGCCAAGCGGGTTGCCTGGGACTACCTATGCAACTTCACGCGACCGCTCGAAGCCACGCATAACATCTCGGAACTGAGGGCAGACTTCTATGGGCGCAGAATCCAACTCTACGGAAGCGACAACTCCGACTCGCTGCGGGGGCAATACTTTGATGGGGTTATCCTGGATGAGATTGGTGACCAGAACCCAAAGATTTGGAACGAGATTGTTCGTCCTGCTCTCGCAGACCGCATGGGCTGGGCGCTATTTCTAGGAACGCCCAAGGGTGCTAACCACTTCAAAGAATTCCGAGACCGAGCCGAATCCGAGCCTGGATGGAAGTTACTTGAGTTCAAGGCTTCGGAGACGGGCATACTTCCAGCGGAAGAACTTGAGGCCGCCAAGAAAGAAATGGGCGATGACAAGTTCGCCCAAGAGTTTGAGTGCTCCTTTGATAGCCCGGTTGAAGGCGCGTATTACGCTGCTCACCTTAATGCGCTCGCCTCGGAACGCTTTCAAGAATTTGCGCGGGACGATTTGTGCAAAACGTACACCGCTTGGGACTTGGGTGTTGGAGATTCAACGGCCATCTGGGTCTGCCAAGTGGCGGGTCAAGAAAGGCGCATCCTCGATTTCGTGGAAAATCACGGTGTCGGGTTAGACTGGTACGTGAACTGGATAAAGCAGAATGATTACACCAAGGCTGAACATATACTTCCCCACGATGTCGAAGTTAGAGAACTGGGAACAGGTAAGAGCCGAAAAGAGGTGTTACAGGACTTTGGACTCCACATTACAGTCTGTCCCAAAATCTCTGTCGATGATGGCATACAAGCCGTTAGAAGGCTTTTACCTAATTGCTACTTCCATCCACGAACTAAACAAGGCTCAGATGCACTACGCAACTACCGCCGCGAGTACGATGAGAAACGCAATGTTTACTACGACAAACCCCTGCATGACTGGAGTTCTCACGCTGCGGATGCCTTTAGGTATCTCGCTGTCGGCTTAAATACGTCGAGCACGTGGGGCAAACCGCTACCGATTAACACGAAATGGATTGTCTAAATGCAAGAATTTGACCTACAAGCCATCCTGGACAACGAGATTGACAACGCCATTGGCTACATCAATACCGAGACGGTAGAGGAGCGCCGCAATGCGCTGATGTCCTACAACCGTGAGCCCTATGGCAACGAAGTCGAGGGCCGCTCCACCATCGTCACGGGCGAAGTCGCCGAAGCCGTGGATGGCTCGCTGCCCCAACTTATCCGCATCTTCACGCAGTCGGACGACGTGGTGCGCTTTGAGCCCAAGGCTCCGGGTGACGAGGAAGCCGCCAAGCAAGCCACCGAGTATTGCAACTGGGTGCTGATGAACGACAACCCCGGCTTTGAAGTCTTTCATACGTGGTTTAAAGATGCCCTGCTCCAGAAGAACGGCGTCATCAAGGTCTGGTGGAATGACGAGACATCCGTGGACAAGGAGCAGTATGAGAACCTGTCCGAAGATGAATTGACCCTGTTGCTGGCCGATGGGCAGATGGAAGTGGTGTCCCAAGAGCAGGTGCAGATTGGCGAAATGCCGTCGATGATGCCCGACCCCATGACGGGCGCTCCCATCCAAACGATGCAGCCCATCTTTGCCTACAACGTCAAAGTCAAGAAAATCAACAAGAAGGGCTCGGTCAAGGTTGAGAACGTCCCGCCCGAAGAATTCCTGATTTCTAAGAAAGCCCGTCGGATTGCCGATGCCCCGTTTGTGGCGCACCGCAAACTGACGACCCGCTCCGAGTTGATTGCCATGGGATTCAAGGCAGATGACATCGACCTTCTGCCCGCCTATGACGACCTGACCTTCACGCCCGAGCGCGTGGCCCGCTTCCCGAACGGGGAGCAGCCGGATGACCCCAGTCTCGACACCAGCATGGACGAGATTGAGACGTTTGAGTGCTACATCCGCACGGATTACGACGGGGACGGCATTGCCGAACTGCGCCGTGTGTTCTACGCTGGCAGCACCATCTTAGAGAACGAGGAAGCCGACTTCATCCCGTTCTGCTCGGTCTGCCCGATTCCGATGCCGCACAAGTTCTTCGGTCACAGCTTGGCCGACCGCGTGAGCGACATTCAGAAGATTAAGACCACGATTACCCGTCAGATGTTAGACAACCTGTATCTGTCCAACAACGCTCGGATGGCCGTGGTGGATGGCCAAGTCAACCTGGACGATATGTTGACCGTTACTCCAGGTGGGATTGTGCGTGTCAAGAACAACGCGGCGATTCAACCTCTGGTGGTTCCACAGGTGGCCAGTCAAGCCTTCCCGATGCTGGGCTACATGGACGAGGTGCAGCAGAAGCGCACCGGCGTTACCCAGACGTCCCAAGGACTCGACCCCAACATCCTGCAAAACACAACGGCCACCGCCATTGCCATGGTGCAAAACGCTGGCGCGGCCAAGGTCGAACTGATTGCCCGAATCTTCGCCGAAAGCGGGGTCAAAGACCTGTTCAAAGCCATCCTGCACCTGGTCTGCAAGTATCAGGACAAAGAGCGGATTGTGCGGATGCGGGGCAAGTTCGTGTCCATCGACCCACGGGAGTGGAGCAACGAGTACGACCTGACCGTGAACGTGGGCCTAGGAACCGGAAACCGCGAGCAGCAGATGGCCATGACCGCCGCCGTGCTCCAGAAACAAGAGCAGATTCTTGGTCAAATGGGCATGGCAAACCCGTTCGTCTCCCCGACCCAGTACCGCAACACTTTAGGACGCTTCATTGAAGCCTCTGGGTTCAAGGACACCAACGAGTTCTTCCGCGAGATTACCCCGGAGATGGAGCAACAGATGTTGCAACCGCAACAACCCGCCTCCAACCCGGCTATGGATGCCATCATGCAACAGGCCCAGGCGCAGATTGAGATTGACCGCGCCAAAGCCTTGAACGACATCGAGATTGCCAAAGGCAAGGCCGCCGCCCAGATTCAACTGGAGCGCGAGAAAGCCGCTGCCCAACTGCAACTCAAGACGGCCGAGTTCCAAGCCGAGGCGCAACTCAAAGCCGCCAAGGTCGGGGCACAGATTACAGGTAACGTGGAGATACCCGGTTGAACGAATCCGAACGGGCGCAAGCCTTTTTGACTGACGAGTTTTTTATGGGTGTTGTGGAAAAGCAACGCCTGTTGTATATTTCCAACATATTAGACAGTCGAGATGAGGACGTGGACGTGCGAGAGCGCGAACGTCTGAAACTCAAAGGACTGGAAGAATTTATAGCGTCACTCAAGTCAATGGCCATGCAAAAGGAAATTGACAAGAAACGCTGGAAGGTTTTTTAACCACTAGGAGTGCCAGATGGAGCAGACCAACCCGCAAGGGAGTCAAACAGTAGACGATGCCGCCGCCAAAATCTTTGGTATGTTAGACCCAGAGCAGCCAGAAGGCCAAGCCGAGGAACTAGCGCCCCAAGACACCGAGGAAGTCGAAGCGCAAGCCGACACTGACGAGGAAGCGGAAGGCGAGGAAATCCAAGAGGAAGAAGTCCAAGAACCACAACGGTTTCGTGTCAAAGTGGACAACGAAGAACTGGAAGTGGACTTAGACGAGCTCATCAAGGGGTATTCCCGCACATCGGATTACACCAAAAAGACGCAGACTCTAGCTGAACAGCGCAAGGCAGTCGAAGCCGAACGCACGAAGATAGAAGAAGCCGCCAAACTGCGCGACACCTACGCCCAACGGTTGCAAGTCATCGAGCAAATGCTGACACAGCCGGAGGAAGATATCTCTGCCCTGAAAGACCAAGACCCTATTGGGTACGCCGTCAAGATGGCAGAGCGCATGGAACGGGAAAAGCAACTTGCCGCTGTCCGGGCAGAACGCGAATCCGTAGAAGCCAAGCAAGTTTCTGAACAACAGGAACGGCTGAAAAGTCACATTGCCCAGGAAGCGGAACGGCTACGCGCCGCCATCCCCGACATGGCCGACGATGTGAAAGGCGAGATTATCCGCAGGGATATTCGGAACTACGCGAAATCCGTGGGCTGGACTGACCAAGAGTTGTCGCAGGTGTACGACCACCGTGCCGTTCTCACGCTATATCGTGCGATGCAATACGAGAAGTTGACCAAAGGGAAAGCCGTGGCCCAGAAAAAGGTCGCCGAAGCCCCGAAGGCACTTCGCCCCGGAACTGGCAATCAAAAGATTGACAAGGATTCGGAACTTGCCAAAAAGTTGAGCAAACAACTCAAGGCAACTGGACGGCCCAGAGATGCGGCCAAACTATTTGAACGATTCCTCTAAGGAGATTAGAAATGTCTGTACCCTCAAATACCTACCTGCGCTACACCTCGATTGGTGTGCGTGAGGACCTCGCTGACGTAATTTATGACATCAGCCCGACCGATACCCCGATTATGTCGTCCATCGGCAAAGCCCGTGCGACCCAAACCAACCACGAGTGGCAAACCGACGCTCTGGCCGCTGCAACCACGGCCAACGCCCTGATTGAGGGTGACGACGCTTCTGCCGCTTCCTTGTCCCCGACAACTCGTGTGGGCAACTACACGCAAATCGTGGGCAAGACCGTTCAGGTTTCCGGCACGCTGGAAGCTGTGGACAAGGCTGGCCGCAAGTCGGAGAAGGCTTACCAGTTGGCCAAGGCTTCCTCGGAAATCAAGCGCGACATCGAAACCATCATCACGGCTAACCAAGCCAAGACCAACGGCACGGCCACTTCTGGCGCTCGTAAGCTGGGCTCGCTCCTGTCTTACATCACCAGCAACGTGAGCAAAGGTTCTGCCGGTACGAACCCGACCGGCGACGGTTCGGACGTTCGTTCCGACACGACGACCCGTACATTCCTGGAGTCGATGCTCAAAGACGTGGCACAGCAGATTTTTGAAGATGGCGGCACGCCCAAGATGTTGGTCGTTCCTCCCGGACTCAAGGCTACGGTGTCGGGTTTTGCCGGTGTTGCACAGCAGCGTTATGTGACTGGCGCAGAGCCCACGACCATCGTGGCAGCCGCCGGTGCTTACCTGTCGGACTTCGGCCTCATCAGCATCGTGCCTGACCGCTTTATGCGCTCGACCGACGCGCTGATGCTCGACCCCGAGTACGCTGCGCTGGCATATCTGCGTCCTTTCCAAACGAACGACCTGGCCAAGACCGGCGACTCTGACAAGACTCAGATTCTTGCCGAACTGACCCTGGAAGTGCGTAACGAAAAAGCCCACGGTGGTATTTTTGACATCAAGGCTGCCTAAACGCAGTAAATTGTTGTAGAATCGGGGGCGGGTAAAACCGTCCCCGTTTTCACAGGGCTGAAAATGCAAAAGTTAGGCGAAGAAGTCACGATTGAGGGAAAGCGCACCTACTACGCCGATGGCGAAGGTGGGCTGGTGATTCAAGATGCACAGAATGTTGCCCCTATTCTGGAGGCCAACAAGTCTGCGTACAACCAAGTGGATGAACGTGCTCGGTGGGGTGAACTCACGCGAGTGGCAGAAATCCCGAACTCAGTCATAGCCGACCTTAATGTGCAGGGGATTATGAGGGGGTTCACGGTAGTAGACCAGAAGCGCATGAAGGCGTTTCTCAACGACCCGGCGAACCGTTTTCTACGGACACGACCGGGGAGAGTGTAGTGGGCAAGATTCACGACAAAATTAAGGCAAAGAACAAGGTAGAGGGCAAGAAAGTCGCCATTTGTATTCCTTCTCGTGGAGAGATGGAGATAGGAACGGCGTTTGACTTGGCCGTGATGTGTGCGTACGACTCCCGCCACCGAGAAGGCCATCAGGCCATCTACACCGTGGCCGGAACCCTGATATTTGACCAGCGCGAGAAGCTGGCTGCCGAAGCCTTGAAAGAAGGCGCGGATTACATTCTCTGGATTGACGCCGATATGCGCTTTCCAAAGAACACAATTGAAGTGTTGCTAAAACACGACAAACCGATTGTCGGGGTCAACGCCACCACGCGAACAGCGCCGGTGAGGCCCACGGCAAAGAATCTTGAGATTGATTTTGAGAACGAAATCAACCATTGGATTCCGATTGTGTCCAAGGACAAGACGCACCTCGAGCCCGTGACGGCGATTGGTTGCGGGGTGATGATGGTGAAACGGGAAGTGTTCGAGAAAACACCACGCCCGTGGTTCTGGTTTGAACAAATCCCTGGTGGAAAGCTGCTGGGGGAAGATGTGTATTTCTGCGTGAAAGCCAAGGACGCAGGATTTGATACTTACTTAGACCACCATTTGTCCAACGCAATTGGCCATGTGGGGTCGTATACCTACTCATGGAACGATTACAATGGCCCTAGCGACATACAGCGACCTCCAGACGACGGTAGCCAACTACCTCGGACGGAGTGACCTTACCAGCCAGATTCCTGACTTCATCAGCCTAGCGGAGTTGCGCCTATCGCGTGATATTCGCACCCGCCGGATGCTGAAAACCTCCACCACAACGATGGTGGTGGCCGACCCGACGATTGGGTTGCCGACCGATTTCCTCTCTATCCGCGACGTATTTATCCAAGGCACACCGCGCACCGTGGTGGCCTACATTTCCCCGGCCATCTTTTCAAGCAACTCCCGCGCAGATGAGTCTGGGCTGCCGGTGTTTTACACCATGCGGGGCAACGAGATGGAGTTTGCGCCCAAGCCGGATTCGGCGTACACCCTGCAAATGCTGTATTACTCCAAACCCACGGAGTTGTCGTCCACCAACGCCAGCAATGAGTTTCTGGCCAACTACCCGGACGCGCTCCTGTACGCTGCCCTCTTGGAAGCAGAGCCGTATTTGATGAATGATGCACGGACAACCACTTGGTCGAGCCTGTATAACCAAGCCGTGACCCGCATCAACACCTCGGACGAGGAATCCGAGTTTTCTGGTGTTCCCCTAGTTATGACCGTTACTTCGAGGTAAACATGGCTGAATTTTCAAACTATCTGGAAAACAAGGTTCTTGACCACGTTCTCCGCAATACGTCCTACACATCCCCCACGACCGTCTATGTTGGTCTGTTCACGAGCGACCCCACGGACGCGGGTACGGGTACGGAAGTCTCGGGTGGTTCTTATGCCCGCCAAACCCTGTCCGTGACCACCGCTTCGGGCGGGATTGTGACGTCCTCTGCGGATGTGACCTTCCCCCAGGCCACGGCACAGTGGGGAACAATTACGCACCTTGGACTGTTGGATGCCATCACCAGCGGAAACCTGCTGATGCACACGGCGCTTACCACGTCTAAGAGCATTGACAACGGCGACATTCTTAAGATTTCCAGCGGTAACCTGACGGTCACCCTCGACTAAGATGCCAGCCGATGTTTGCGGCCCGTTTACCCTTGAACAACTTGATTTATTCGGGGGAAACCTAGACGCACTGCCGTTCTCTTTGGACGACGCCATCTGGACGCTCACGACCACGTGCGTGCTCTATGCCGATGGGGCAGTGACGTCTGCGGGCACGGTCAACACCGGAACGTCCGTCACGTCAAACGTGCAGGGATTGATTGTCGCCTCGGGCAACGTGGCGGCGCTGGTCGCACGGATTCAAGAAGTCACCGGGGCGATAGACGCTGCCGGGACGTTTACCTCGGATGCGGTACGGATTCGGGTGGTCGATGGGGTCATCAGCGCCCAAGGATTGATGAGTGGCGATGCCAATGCCACCTTCGGGCCGACGGACGCCATCACAGCGTCGGGAAGCCTGACGGCTCTGGCCGGCTACGTCGTGGATGCGGCGGCAGGAATCTCAAGTAACGCGCAATTTATCTGTACGGTTTACAAGATGGGCGATGAGTGGGTATTAGTGCCAGACCAGCCTAATACTTGGTCGGACATCTCCGTGCAAAGCAACACTTGGACACAACAATCTTCGGGAAGCAACACATGGGTACAAATCGGATAACCTTTGGCGAGTGGTTGCCTGACCAGCCCGGAGTCATTGGTGCGCTGACGACGGCTAAGAATTGCTTCCCAAAGGCAGTGGGCTATGGGGCATTTCCGCAGGAAGTGGACTATTCCACGGCCGCCTCGCAGGATTTGACCAATGCGGTCGCCACCAAGAACGCCAGCAACAACACGACCATTTACGCGGCGGGCACGACCAAACTGTTCAAGCTGAACACCTCGACGTTTGCTTTTGACGACATCTCTGGCACAACGTACAGCGGGACAACGGGTTGGAAATACACGCAATTTGGCACGTCCCTGATTGCGGCCAATGAGTCCAACACGATGCAATACATCGACATTTTCAGCGGGACGACCTTTGCAGACTTGGCGGCAGACGCGCCCAAGGCGAAGTTTGTCACCGTGGTGCGGGACTTTGTGGTGTCGGGTTATCAGACCTCCTACAAGAGCCGCGTGCAGTGGTCGGGCATCAACAACGAAAAGACCTGGACGACCTCGGCCACCACCCAAGCCGATTACCAAGACATTCCCGACGGCGGTGCAGTGCAAGGCGTGACGGGTGGCGAGTTTGGGTTGGTATTGTTGGAGCGCAGCATTGTGCGGATGTCCTATGTTGGAACCCCGCTGATATTCCAATTTGACAACATCGCCCGCAACCGTGGGTGCTACGAGCCCAACTCGGTCATCCAATGGCAGGGCATTACGTACTTCCTGTCCGATGACGGGTTCTACGCGTGCGACGGCACGAACATTAAGAACATTGGTGCGGAGAAGGTCAATCGGTACTTCTTCAATACCCTGCGGGAAGAAGTGCTCAGTACCATGAGCGCGGCAGTTGACCCGATTAACAACCTCATCATCTGGGGCTATCCGTCCACCGACATGGACTACCGTGCGCTGGTGTTCCACATCCCCACGGGCCGATGGTCATACGCCGACTCTACGGCAAGCCGTGTGGCGCCGGTCAGCACGCCATCCCTGACGCTCGAGGATTTGGACAGTTTTAGCGCCAGTCTGGATGCGCTGTCCATCTCATTGGATAGCCGGACATGGCTGGGCGGGAAACTCCTGCTTTTAGGGGTCAAGGGTTCCAAGCTGATTACGTTCACCGGAACGCCCAAAACGGCAACGATAGACACGGCCGACATTGAGATTCAGGGCAAGCAGTCGATGGTCACGATGGTCAAGCCCATTGTGGACGAAGGCTCGGCGAGCGCGGCGATTGCCTCGCGCAAAACCCTGAGTGACGCGATTTCGTTCTCTTCGGCAGTGGCGGCGAGCAGCGAGAACCGGGTTGGTCTGCGCTCTTACGGGCGCTATCACCGGATTCGTCTGCAACCGTCGGGTAATTGGACAACGGCCATTGGCCTGGATATGGACATCCAAGAGGCGGGCACGCGATGATGTTTCGGGTTCTCCCGTACCAAGGCGGGACACCACGGGAAATCTCCGAGGTGGTCAACAATTTGATGAACGGCAAGTCCAATAACACGGGGACGATTACGCTGGCCACGGGCAACGCAACCAGCACGACCCTGTACGACGAGCGCATTTCCGTAGATACAAAAATTGTCCTGATTCCGTTCTCTAACGCAGCAGAAGCAGATTCCGCACCTTACGGAGCATTTCAGGATAGTACCGACCAGTCAGCAACAACGCTGGGCGCAGCAAATATCATGTCGTGCGACACCACGGACTTGTCTAATGGTGTTTATATCAGCAACACAAACAGATTTAATGTTCGTAATGCTGGGACATATTGCTTTACGTTTTCTGTCCAAGTTAAAAATACGACTAATAGTTCGCAAGATATCAATATCTGGCTTAGAAAAAACGGAACGGATATAACTGGGTCGAATAGCAGATTTGGTATGCCACCACGGAAGTCGTCTGGTGACCCAAGCCATCTTATCTGCGTAACGCCCTATTTCGTGGATATGGCAGCCGGAGATTATGTGCAGATTGCATGGCATCCAAGTGATTTGGGGGTGTCACTTGAGCAGTATCCTGCGGTTTCGGCTTCGGCTGGAGTAACCCCTGCAATTCCGTCCACGCCGTCCGTGATTGTCGTTGTGCAATATATCGCTCCAATTGCGTACTCAAACATTTATGTCTCTGCCCAACAGCAAGGACAAGCCACCATAAGTCATTATGCCAACGCAACGGCAGATAAAACTTATGCTTACATTTTGATTGGATAACCTCTAAAATAGGTGACACTATGGCAGTTGACGCTTTCGGCAATGTAGTTCCAGATACCGCACCCGGCATGGGTGCTTTGCCCGCTGTTCTCCCGCAGACCGGCGTGGCGACTGGCTCAAAAATTGACCCCGCCCTGATTCCTTACCTGACCAAAGGTTTGCAACGGGCAGAACAACTGTTCTTCGGGGCGCAGCCGTCCATGTATCAGGGGCAAATGTACGTTAGCCCGTCTGCCCAAACCCAACAGGCGCTTGCCCAACAAGAGGCGGCGGCTGGTGCAGGGCAACAATTACTCGGCCAAGCCCAACAGTCCTATCTGCAATCCTTGGGGCAAGTCGGCCAAACTGCTGCCGGTGGATTCCTGACGGGTTCTCCCTATCAGCAACAGATGATTGCCGCCGCAACCCGCCCGCTCACCCAGCAGTTCGGGGAGCAGGTATTGCCGGGCGTGGCCAGCCTTTATAGCCGCGCTGGACGCTACGGGTCAGGCGCAATGGAACGTGCCCTTGGCGGGGCTTCTGAGGCGTATGGCAGGGCATTGGGCGACGTGACCACGGGAATCGTGGCACAGAATTACGCTACTGAGCGCCAGAACCAGTTGCAAGCGCAGTTGGCTCAAGCCCAACTCGCACAGGCGGCTCCCGGATTCTTCCAAGCCAGCCTCCTACCCTCGCAGACATTGGCACAGGTTGGTGCAGCGCAAGAAGCCATTGCCGCCCAGCCGTTGCAAGAGCAGATTCAGCGATTCCAATACCAACAGCAGCTTCCGTACTCGCAACTCCAGTCGTACTTGTCGAGCATTTACGGCACGCCGATGGCCTCGAGCATCTATCCCCAGCAACAGACAGCGGCCTCAAGCAATCGCCTTGGGCAAGCCATTGGCGGGGCAGGACTGGGTTATTTAGGCGGTAGTTTCTTGGGCTCAACCCCGTTGTTCAGCGGTGTGTCCAATCAGATGCTTGGCGCAGGTGTTGGTGGGCTCTTGGGATACTTCCTATGATGCGGGTTGAGGACATTATTGCCGCCGAAGCTGAGAAAACCGGCGACGACGCCAACCAAATGATTCAAACGGTGTCGGGACTGGTCAACAGCCAAGAAGGGATATTGCTTCGCAAGAACGATAGCGTAATGCTCATCATTCGCATTGGCGGGAATGACGTGGAAATGAATCTGTTCACCGCTGACTCACCGGAAGTCCTACCCGAGTCGCTCAAGTATTTCATCGACACGATTAAGGGTTCCGACATTCGTGCGATTTACAGCGATTCCACGGACATGGAACTCATTGATGCTTTGACTGGTTTAGGGTTCAAGCCGCAAAAGTCCGACCGCCCAGACTATGAGTGGATGGTGTAATCATGGCAACCATATTCAAGAAAATATACAAAGAAGTATCCAACGCCGTCAGCAGTGCTTCTAAAGCCGTCAGCAAAGAAATCAGCAATCTTGGCTCGTCCATCTCCAAAGCCGGTTCAAAACTTGACGATTTCGTCAGCAATAACATCCCTGGTGGGTGGGGAACGGCGGTGGCCGCCTTTAACCCATTTGGAATAGCCACCAGTATTGGCAGCGCACTCAGCGGTGGCGCCCTCGCGGGTGCAGGAGCCACAGCGCTTGGCGGTGGACTCTTGGGTGCGGGCGGTTCAGCACTTGCTGGACAAAATCCGCTCACCGGCGCGTTAGCGGGTGCGGCATTGGGTTATGGTGGTTCGCTTCTGTCCCAAGGCGGTACGGCCACGGGAACACTAGGAACTGATGCCATGTTCGTTGGCCAAGATGCTGCACAGTTGGCGTCCCAAGGATTGTCCCAGTCCCAAATCGCTCAAGTCTTGCAAGGCGCTGGCGTTGAGTCATTCTTGGCCGCAGATGCCGCGCAATTGGCCGCACAGGGATTGACACCGGGCGTGATTGCTCAAAACCTCGCGCAGTCTGCAACGGGCATGAACATCTTCCCAAGCGGCGTGGCGCAGAGCACAATGTTTAGTCTCAAAGACGCATTGAATGTGGCCAAGATGGGCTCCAATCTATTTGGTCAGCCAGTTCCACAACAGATGCCAGAAATGCCGCAACAACAGGCCGGATTAAGTGGCACGACCAGTTACGAAGAACTCCTGCGTCTGATAAACGCCGGTAAAGCACGCACTCCCAACGTAGCCCCGATTGTGTCGGGCGGTTTACTCGCATAGGAACACACATGGCGACACTCAACGAAATCTTAGGTGGCGAATCCACCCTTGCCGGACTGCTTGGCGCAGAAGCCCAGGCGCAAGCCGAACAACGCGCCCAGAACGCCGCACTCCTGAACTTTAGCCTAAACGCCTTGGCGCGTTCTCAGGGTCAACCGGGGCAAGGACGTCCTGGACTGGGACAGGTTTTGGCGTCAGCGGCAATTCCTGCCGTTGGTGCTTACCAACAATCGTTTGATAAGACGTTGACGGATGCTTTGCGCTCAATGCAATTACGGCAAGTCATGGAGCAGCAGCAACGCCAACAAGCGTTCCGCACAGCAGCGCAAGGCGCAATTACTCGCCAGCCAACGGTGCAAGATGTTTTAGGTCGGCAGACAAACATTGAGCCCGAAAGACTCGAGGGAATGTCCATGCAAGAAGTGATTGCAGAGTCCCCCAAGTCGGGTGTATCGGTTGACCGTGAGCGGTTATTGACCGCGTTGGCAGATTACGCCCCCGAGGTGTATTTGCAAATGACGCAACCCAAAGCGGCAGATTTGCCCACGTCGGTGCGTGAGTACGAATACGCCAAAGGCCAAGGATTCAAAGGCACATATCAAGAATTTGTGACCGAGCAGAAAAAAGCGGGCGCACCTTCCACGACTATTACCCTTCCTGGCGACAAGAAGATGGCAGAAGTCTTGGGCGCTAAAGGTGCGGAGCGCCTTGATTCTTCATTGACTCAAGCCCAAGAAGCCCAGAGCACCATACAAAACATCAACGAACTTCGCCCCATCCTTGCAGAAGGCGTGTTCGCCGGCCCATTAAGTGCCGCTCCGCGTGCCGTGGCCCAGATTGCCTCATCATTGGGAATCACTGGCAAAGACACCAAAGAGTTGCTAGACCGCACTGCTGTTGCCATGCAGGGTTTGGCAAAGTTTGAGTTGTCTGCCGCTGCCGCAATGCGTGGACAGGGTGCAATCACCGAAAATGAACGGACGTTGATTCAACGCGCCGCCGGTGGTCGCCTTGACCAATTTACCGCACCAGAGGTTCAGTCGTTGCTTACGGCAATGGAAAAGACAGCCAATTACCGTATCGCATCGCACAATCGTCAATTGGACGTGCTGCGTAAGAGCGGAAGCCAAGAGGTACGTGACCTCGTGCCGTTTTACGAGTTGGGGCCAATGAATGTCGCTCCGACGCCCACGGCTACTGGTGTCAAGAAATACAATCCCAAGACGGGAAAGGTTGAATAATGGTCATTGACATTCCGAAAGTCGGACAGGTTGAGTTTCCCGACACCATGTCGGAAGCCGAAGTCAACGCTGCCGCTAAAAAACTGTATGACGAAGCCAATGCTCCCAAAGCGGCTGGCGCACAAAGAGTGGCAGAAATTGCCACACGCGGTGCTCTACCTCCTGCGGCAATGGCAACCGCTGGCGCCCTCATGGGGGCTCCTGCTGGCCCCGTTGGTTCTGCGGTTGGCGCGTTGGCCGGTGGTGTTGCAATCCCCGTATCGGATTTCTTGGTCAATCTTTACAACCTGACCACCCGCAGCGACGTTAAATTGCCTTCTGGGGCGATTTCAGAGTTATTGGATAACCTTGGATTGGCAAAACCAGAGAGCCGTGGAGAGCGGATGCTAGAGGCTGGAGCAAGCGCCATCACAGGTGCGGGCGCACAAATCCCTGCTCTGGCACGTTTGGCGACGGGTGCGGTGTCTCCCGTAGTGCGTGGTGTAGCGCAACAGGCGGGACAAGCCCCTGTCGCACAGATTGGTGCTGCGGCTCCGGTCGCTGGAACGGCGCAATACGTTACCGAAGCCACGGGAAGTCCCTTGGCAGGATTGGCCGCGGGAGTAGGAGTTGGTGCGGCAACGGGTGTGCGCCCTGGTCGCGTAGAAAAAGGCGCAGGACGCCCAGAATTGGCCTCGCAAGCCGCTTCTGCGTATCGATTGGCAGACCGTGCAGGGCTGGTGGTCAAGGACACTTACGTTCAAAACATTGCCAACACGCTGAAACAAGAAGCCGTTGATGCTGGATTCGATGTTGGATTGCACCCTAAAGTCGCTTCGGTCATCAATCGTCTTGAAGTCGAGGGGTCAAGCCCCAAAACCCTGAAAGAACTGGAAACATTGCGCCGAATTGTGCGCTCACCCGAGGGTGACTTTACCAATCCTGACCAGCAACGCATCGCTGGAATCCTTGTGGATAAGTATGACGACCTCGTGGAAGGTATTGGCAAGACCAATATCCTCTCTGGCGACGAAAAAATGGCGGTTTCGGCACTCAAAGAAGCCCGCAAAGTCTACGGTCAGAGCAAACGCTTGGGAATTATTGAAGATTTGGTCAACAAAGCCGAAATCAGCTCTGGCCAATACAGCCAGTCCGGTATGGACAACGCATTGCGCGTGCAATTTGCCGCCCTTGCTAAGAACAACAAGCGCATGGCCGCATTTACGCCAGAAGAACGCGCTCAAATAGAAAACATCGCCAAAGGCGGTGGCACTGGTGAACAGATGATGCGTTTTGTGGGCAAGTTTTCTATCCGTGGCCCGGTCAGTTCTGTTCCTTATCTCGGTGCAGCGTCTATTTCCCCAGAATTGGGTGGCCCGCTTGCAATGGGCGCCGCCGCGGTGTCCGAAATGGCTCGCAGAGGCGCAGAAGGGATGCGTCAGCAAAATGTCCAACGACTCATGGAACAAATTAGCCTTGGCCGCACCCCCCAAGGACAAGCATTAGAACTACTGCCGCCCACAGCACTACGCGGTTTATTATCCACACAGTATGGAATGGAGTAATTAAATGCCCAAGACCAAGATTTCCGAATACTCAACGACGAACTCTCAGAATACCGATATTCAGAGCATTAACATCGACGAGGGTTGTGCGCCTTCGGGGATAAACAATGCCATTCGGGAGTTGATGGTTCACCTTAAGAACTTCCAGACGGGAGCCTCTAGCGACCCGCTGACGGTGGCCGGTGGGCTGGTGTCATCCGGTGGGGCTACCGCCAACACCATGACCGTGACGGGGATTCTGACGGCTTCTGGGGGCACGATTCTGTCCTCGACCAACACCATCTCGGGTGCGGCAATTATTTCCGGTAACATCAATTCCTCGGGAACGGCGAATACCTTCTCCGGCGGGGTGGTTCATTCTGGAACCAATACGTTCTCAAGTTCGGTCATCATCTCGGGCAACGTCAATTCCAGCGGAACCAACACCTTCTCGGGTAGCCAGGTCATCTCCGGGAATATCAATTCCTCTGGCACGACCAATACGTTCTCGGGGGCAAATGTCCTGTCGGGCACGAACACCCTGTCCGGGGCAACGACCATCTCTGGAAATGCCACGCTCTCGGGAACCACGAACACGATTTCCGGTGCGGCAATTATTTCCGGCAACATTAACTCCAGTGGCACGAACACATTCTCCGGCTCGCAGGTGATTTCGGGGAATATCAACGCCACAGGAACGACCAACACCTTCTCGGGCGATGTATTGTTTACCAGCACTGGCGCGGTTAAAATGCCGGTCGGTACTCAGGCGCAGCGTCCAGGAACCCCCGTAGCCGGTATGGTGCGGTTTAACGACGACACCGATGTGTTAGAAGTCTACACCGGGTCAACGTGGACGGCCCTTGGTAGCGGTGGGGGTGGTGGTATTACAACGGGTAAGGCCATTGCTATGGCCATTGTTTTCGGTGGCTAATTCTTAAAGGAGAAATTCATGGCAGCCCCTAATATCGTCAATGTCTCAACCATTACCGGCAAAACGGCAGTGGCCGACCTCACCACGACGGCAGCAACATCCATCATCAGCAACGCCGCGTCAAGCGGTAAAGTGTTCAAAGTGAACTCGCTGATTGTGTCCAATGTGGATGGCACAAATAACGCCGACATCACCATTAACTACTATTCCGCAGCGTCTCTCGGTGGCACGGCCACGGAAATCTGCAAAACGGTGGTTGTACCCGCAGATGCCTCACTAGTGGTCATTGACAAATCCTCAAGTATTTATTTGGAAGAAGATAAGTCTCTAGGCGCAATTGCTAGTGCCGCGAGCGACCTCAAGGTGGTATGCAGCTATGAGGAGATTTCCTAATGACCCGCTGGAATGGTGGCGTTATTGGGGTCGCCAATAATCCAACCTCATCCTCGGCGAAGGGCATTTGGTCGCTGACCGAATTGCAAAAAGCGGTTCGTGGCGGCAATTGGCCCCAGACCCAATACACCGTCGTCCAAACCTTCACGGCCACTAGCACATGGACTTGTCCTACAGGTGTGACCGAGGTGGAGTATTTGGTTGTTGGTGGTGGCGCAGGCGGTGGTGGTGGGCCATCCGGTGTTAATTCTGGTGGTGGTGGCGGCGGTGCTGGTGGATTCAAAACTGGTACTGGCTTGTCAGTAACCGCAGGGACAGATTACACAATAACTGTCGGGGGTGGCGGCACTGCCGGAACAGACTCTGTTGCTGGTGGGACAGGAGGAAATTCTGTTTTCTCTACCATAACATCAAATGGTGGCGGGGGAGGTGCAAGTAGATTTGCGGCTGCGCCAACTAGCGGGCCTTTTGGCTCTGGTGGTGGTGGTAGTGCAGGCCAAGCCCCCAGCACTGGTGGTCCCGGAACATCAGGTCAAGGAAACAACGGTGGTAATGCGTTATCTGGAGGACCAAATTTTGGCGGTGGTGGTGGTGGTGGCGCTTCCGCTGTTGGAGCAAATGGTCGGACAGATGGTGGAGGTAACGGAGGCGCTGGAACAGCATCTTCCATATCTGGGCCGTCCGTGACTTATTCCGGAGGTGGTGGCGGTTCCACATACAACGGCGGGACCGCTGGCTCCGGTGGCGCTGGGGGTGGTGGCGCAGGCTCTGGTGGTGGAAATGCTACTGGCGGCACTACAAATACAGGTGGTGGTGGTGGTGGCGCAACAAACGGAACCGGTGGCACAGGCGGCTCCGGTATCGTCATCCTTAAATACAACGCACCCACACAATCCGTCTTCACATTCAAAGGCTCTGGCAAGTGGGTAGCACCTACTGGCGTATCTTCTGTGGACTACCTTGTGGTTGCGGGTGGCGGTGGCGGTGGTGGCGGGCAAGGTA